CTACATCCTACCAAGATCATCTTGATCTAAAGGAAAAAGGATGGGGGCATGATGAAATTAACGCTACTAGCGTTGATGTAGAGATCGCTACTGTAGAGGTGGACGATCATTTAGAGGATGATGAGGACAAAACAACAACTCCAAAATCATCTAAATTGCCTAGTGTACGACAAAACAAAACAGTCGCATACATGGTTTAACTTGGATACCCAGCATGGCTGGACCCACATGAGGTAATAATGGCTAAATATAAGCGTGAAGAAATTATTGATGACGAACTTTCTTATGCAGAAGAAATGGAAAAAGTTTCAGCTGAACCTAAATTAAGTGCTGAAGAAGAGTCCTATAAGAAACGATATCAAGATATACAACGTCACATACAAACTGTGCGTAATCAAAAAGACACTGAACTTGAAGAGGTAAAAAAACAACTGGAAGCAGCTACTAAAAAGCAAATTAAGTTTCCAAAGACTGATGCTGAGGTAGAAGCATGGTCCTCTCGTTATCCAGACGTTGCCAAGATTGTTGATACTATTGCTCGTAAAAGAGCTAACGAGGTATTGGCTGAAGGCGAAAAACGTCTAGAGCAAGTTGAAAAGTTTGAAAAAAGTCTAAATAAAAAAGGTGCTGAACAAGATCTTATGAAGATGCACCCAGACTTTGCTGAGATACGCAATGACCCTGCCTTCCATGAATGGGTAGGTATGCAACCTTCCGCTCTACAAGACAGTGTGTATAAGAATAATACAGACGCTAAGTGGGCATCTCGTACTATAGATCTGTATAAAGCAGACAACGGTAAAAAGACTAACCCACGCAGCGCAGCACAGTCTGTAGGTCGAGCCTCTAAATCTGCACCAGTATCTTCTGAACGAGCATCTTATTCAGAAAGTATGATTAACGCTATGTCTGCTACAGACTTTGCTAAGAACGAAGAAGCTATCAATGATGCTATTCGATCTGGTAAGTTTTCTTATGATATGTCTGGCGCAGCCCGATAACTTAAAAAAGTAGGATACAGCTGTTGACAAGTTTAACACTTAGTTGTATCCTACGGATGCAGCCGACAGGGTGCATCTATAGTAATTAACTATTGCAGTAGGTAACTCATTGTGCTATAATGATCCTATTGATTAACTAATGTGTAGAACATTTCTAAGCTTAGTATTGGCTTAAAGAAATATACCCCGCACATTTCCCCCCAGATAATAATAAAACCGATGTCCACCGGATCATTAAGACCCATACTAATAGCTAACTATTCTGCTTGTGTATGCCACTCTTATTTGGACTGACACTATCGTTTTAATTGTCTGATCTAGCTGTTTCCTAAAGGCAAATAATACCCGCCGGAAACTAAATTACAGCCATTTCATTCAAGGAGAAATCATAATGGCATTTCCAAAAGCAGCCGGACACGGCTCACTTCCCAATGGGAACTTCTCAAGCGTAGTCTATAGCAAAAAAGTTCAGCTTGGATTTCGCAAGGCTACAGTTGTAGGCGATATTTCGAATTCGGATTATTTCGGCGAGATTAGTAGCCAAGGTGACACAGTAAAAATTATAAAAGAGCCAGAAATTTCTGTGAGTTCATATGCCCGTGGCACGGTCATCAATCCACAGGATTTGGACGATGAAGACTTCTCGTTAGTCGTTGATAAAGCTAACTATTTTGCTTTTAAGATCGATGATATCGAAGAGGCCCACTCGCACGTAAACTTCATGCAACTTGCAGTTGATCGTGCAGCCTATCGTCTTGCTGACCAGTTTGACCAAGACGTTCTTGGTTATCTATCTGGCTTTAAGCAAGCGGCTAACCATGAAAATGCAAGTGCAGCAAACACTACAGCCCGTGGTGACAAAGCAGTTGCAACAGCCGGTTCGGACGAGTTACTTTCCAGCATGAAGCTACAGAAATCTAGCTTTGGGAATATTACAACGTCTTCTGCTGGAGATCATTCGATCCCACTAGCAGTTCGTCTTCCCGGTGCTACTGCATTGCCAACAGGTACAGCTTCACCAGCAATGGTCGTAGCACGTATGAAACGTCTTATGGATCAACAGCAGGTTGATACTCAAGGTCGTTGGCTTTGTGTGGACAGTGTGTTCATGGAACTTCTGGCAGACGAAAATTCATCTTTCCTAAATGGTGATTTTGGTGAATCCGGTGGTTTGCGTAATGGCTTAACAGTTAAAAACTTCCACGGATTTAGACTTTATACGTCTAATAATCTTCCGGCAGTTGGTACTGGTTCTGGAACTTCAGGTTCTGCTAACCAAAATGCAAATTACGGAGTTATAGTTGCGGGTCACGATTCTGCTGTAGCAACAGCGGAGCAGATCAACAAAACTGAAACATATCGCGATCCAGATTCATTCGCCGATGTGGTTAGGGGTATGCACGTATATGGCTCAAAAATCTTGCGGCCAGAAGCAATCGTAACAGCCAAATATAACGCAGCTTAAAGGAGATCTGAAAAATGGCACTTGGTGACAACACAACAGCGGCTGCACGGGGATCAGATTCCCGTGGCCGTCAACCCTACATGGTGCAAACCATTGTAGATTTTGCAACAGCATTGTCTGATAAAGGTTCTGCTCTTGCAGCAAACGATATCATTCCATGTATTTCTGTTCCAGCCGGAACACTCATTTTAAACGCAGGTATTCAGGTAGACACGGCCACTTCTGGTGGCACTACTACTCTTGATTTAGGTACAGGCGTTGATGTGGACTGTTTCGTAGACGGCTTTGATGCTGACGATGGTACAGCAGCTGGTACATTTGCTCAGAACGCAGCTGCATATCAGCCGCTTCTAGCTACGGCTGCAGAAACTATTGATATTAAGTTAGCTACGCAATCAGGTACTGCCCTCACCACAGGGAAAGTACGTGTATATGCTATCTTAATGGATGTTTCTGATACAGGTATCGGTGTAGCCACAGAAGTAGATCGTGACTACCTAGCCTAATAAAGTAAGGGGCTGGCCTAAAACCGCTGGCCCCTTTACCTTTTTTTAAGGATAACCATGCCTAGCACCTATATAAATCTTTGTAACTTAGTACTTAGACGCCTTAATGAGGTAGAAATCGCTGATGCTGACTTTGCAAGTGCGAGGGGTGTTCAGGCATTAGTTAAAGACTCTATAAAATCAGCGGTAGCACAGATAAACCAAGCCGAATTTGGCTGGCCTTTTAATGCTGCAAGCCACACACAAGTTTTAACAGCAGGTCAGTCTGAATACAGCTGGCCTAATTTTTTTAAAATTGCTGACTATAACAGTTTTCAGATTGTAAAAAATGATACTCTAGGAATAGGGTATGTTTCTTTAAAATCTATGGACCGTGATGAATGGTATCAAAGTCATAGAGATATAGACTTTTCTGCAGGTTCTGCAGGTAGATCCGCACCATCTCATATTTTTACTAATCACGGCAATGGCTGGGGAGTAACCCCATCTCCCGATAAAGCATACTCTGTAACTTTTAAGTACTTCTTAAACTATGCAGACATAATAAACTTTGATGATGTAACTAGAATACCGGAATCCTATGACACGGTTTTAGTAGATGGCGCTTTGTATCATATGTATATGTTTAAAGATAACTTAGAGGCCGCTAAGGCTGCATATGCTGTATTTGAACAGGGCATAAAAAACCTGCAGAGTTTATACATTAATAATTACGAGTACATTCGTGATACTAGGGTTAGCCGCTAATGCCTGATGAAATTGCTTCCTACAAAGTTATTGCTTCTGGTGGCCTAAACTCTAACGAAAATCATCTTGATTTATCAGAGAACTTTTCAGGTGCAGCTACCCGATTGGTAAACTATGAACCATCACTGTTTGGTGGGTATCGCCGGATAGAAGGTTTTCAAAAGTATGACAGTACTTATGGAGAAGTAACCGTCCACGGTTCTACTACTGGTCAGGGTAAAGTACTGGGTCTGGCTATATTTAAAGATGATACTGATGGGTCCACTACTATCATAGCCGCAAGACAGGACGCTGGCGCTACAAATTATAGTTTTTATTATTATACAGCTGGTGTAGGCTGGCGTAAGTTTACCTTAGATCATAGTGTAACTCGCCCTATGACTTTAAATAGCTTAACAGTAAAAAAACTACGTCACGTACAATTTAATTTTGGCTCCGGTAATACCATATGTTTTGTGGATGGGGTCAACCCCGCGATAGTATATAACGGTACTAATTGGAAAGAAATAAAGTCATCACATAACGGTGGATACCATGCTGATAATAATACAGCTGGTGGCAACCAAGCCTTAAACGCCCCAGCTGTTGTTGATGTTTTTCAAAACCATTTATTTATGTCGGCACACGCTGCTAACAATTCTGTAGTAGCTCATAGTAAGCCTTTAGACGCTTACACATGGACATCAGCGGGGGGAGGTGGTCAAGTATCTCCGGGATTCGAAATATCCCAAATAAAGCCTTTTCGTGATGATCTTTTTGTCTTTGGTTTTAACAGCATTAAAAAGATAACAGTTAACTCTTCTGGCAATTTTGCTTTAGACAATGTTACTTCTAATGTGGGCTGTGTTGCTAGAGACAGTGTGCTAGAAATTGGCGGTGATCTGATGTTCCTAGCTCCGGATGGTTTTCGTCCGGTTGCCTCGACTTCCAGAATTGGTGACGTAGAGCTAGAAACACTAAGTAAGTCAATTCAGGCCACTCTAGTTGATGTAATTAAAGATAATGATATGGACACCCTCAATGGTGTTGTTATTAGGTCTAAGTCCCAAGTCAGATACTTTTTTGGAGCGGCTGCTACAAGTGTTGCCGACAGCGAAGGAATAGTAGGAGGTCTTACTGAAGTAAGTGGATCTATTGATTGGAGTTTTGGACAACTTTTAGGAATACGGGCTTCATGTTGTACCAGTGACTATATAGGTACTACAGAACTTGTTCTTCATGGTGACCATGACGGGTTTGTTTACCAACAAGAAATTGGAAAAACTTTTAATGGCGCAGATGTTTTTGCATTATACTCTACGCCTTATTTAGATTTCGGAGAAACAGAACAACGCAAAACACTTAGAAAAATAAATACTTTTATACGAGCAGAGGGTCCACTAGAGATGCTTCTCGCCGTTACTTTTGATTGGGGAGATAATGCTACAGCAGCCCCAAATACTTATACCAACATATCAACGGGAGCGCCTGTTACTTATAATGGTAGAAACATAACGTATAATGCTTCAGATGTTTTGTACGGTGGTAATACTAAACCTATTATGACCTCTAACATCCAAGGCTCAGGTTTCTCAGTACAAGCTACGTTTGTTACCGTGGGACAAACAGAACCTTATTCAATCCAAGGTATGGTTTTTGAATATTCAGTTGCAGGGAGAAGATAAATGGCAGGTTATGTAAGACAATCCAATGCTTCGATTGTTAACGGTACTGCTATTACTGCACCGCCGTTAAACGCAGAATTTAACCAACTCACCGCTGCCTTTGCAGCGTCTGGTGGCCACGGTCACACAGGCGGCACGGGTGATGCACCTAAAGTACCCCTAGCTACATCTGTCTCTGGATTTTTACCTGCAGCAAATGGTGGTACGGGTGGTAAGAGTATCTTTACCAATACTTCTAATCCTACAGTAGGTGATGATGGGGACGATGGCTTTGCTCCCGGATCTTTGTGGGAGAATACAAGCACGGGCCGTATATACATATGTGTCGGAAATAACTCTGGTGCAGCCGTCTGGCGTGAGCTTGTTCAGATTATTACCGGAAATTCTATTCTACCAGAGGCCAATGACACTGTTGATTTAGGTAGTACAAATACAAGATTTCAAGACCTTTTCCTAAGCGGTGGATCTACAGTTGCTGGAAACGCAGCCGTAGGCGGCACGTTAAATGTTACCGCTGGTACTGCTCTTGCTTCAACCCTTACTGTCACAGGTGTAACTGCTCTTAATGGCGGTCTGACTATGGACAGTAATAAGTTCACAGTTGCAGATGGTAGTGGTAATACTGCTATAGCTGGAACGCTGGCAGTTACCGGAAATGCCACGGCTGGTGGTACTATGGGCATCACTGGTAATACTACAGTCGGCGGCACGATGGGTATTACTGGAAATACTACCGTTGGTGGTACGCTT